ACGGGCTTTCGTAAGCTAGACTCGTTCTTTAAAAAACATTTTCAACCCGACACAGGGTTGTGGATTAGGTTTCATCCTGACCGTAAAGGTCTTGAAAGCATTTATCATAGAATCTGGAAGGATAGAAAATGAATGTTACTGTATCACTAGAGAAACATATGGACAACGCTTTTGAAAAGTTCCATAACAATCTTAAATTCTATAACATTGATGTTAGTTCAGAGTTGTTAGACCATTTAGACACCTTAGAGGCAGCTATGTATCGGCTATCCAAAGAAACTCGTACTACTGAGCTAGAAGAAAGATTTGAAGATGGCTATCTTAAAGGTATGGTAGATGGTTCTCAAGACGCCTATGATGAAGGTTATAACATGGGGTATGGCCAAGGCTATGACGCTGCAGACGAAGAGTTCAAAGAAAAAATCATGGGAGACACTTGATGTTTACAGTTGAGTTTGAAAGTGAAGACACTATCATTACTACACTAGATGATACAGGTAATCACGAAGATGTTGAGTTGCTGATTGATGGCGCAGGTGAAGTCTGGATTAGACAGTTTGATGAAGAGCTTAACGGTTATGACCTAGTGAGCATGAGTCGTCATCAGTTTGAAGACATCTTGTCGGCTTGGAACAAAACAGAGGGGGCTTATATGAGGAAAGCAGTATGAGAAAAATAACGGTAAAGATTATAGATTCAAACAAACACAAGGAGTTTGGATATACTACCTTTGAAGGGCGTCAACTGGGTAACATGGAAATCAACGAACATGGTTTCCCAATTATTTGGTTGTTGTATGGTACTAAAATGTTTACTGCCGTTCACACTCGTAACGGTTGGGTATTAGATGTAAGGAAGCGTGAAGATGATTAAAGAGACAGAAACCAACTACATTGTAGACCTTGAAGTTTACGTAGAAGAAATGAACTGCTATAACTATGTTGTATACATCAACAAGGCTAATGACATGCCTACTGGCCCTGAAGATGCGTACCGTATGGCTGCAGCAAGTATTAACGCAGGTAATGAAAGTGTTGATGACGTTGAGTATGGTACTTTTGGTGAAGTAGGTATGTATTCTAGCCTCGGAAACAACAAACAAATAAACTACCGACTTAAAAACCTTAACAAAGAACTCTATGGCTACCGTATGGCCTTGGATTGTTTGTTGGATACAGAGCCTCATGATGTAAAGAAAGGCATTCAGAGCAGAGTAGACTACCTTGTAGATAAAATTGAACAACTAGAACAGGCTCGCACCTTTAACATAGGTGAAAACACAGACATAGGAGAAGATGTATGAAGAAAGAACTGTATGAACGGCTTGCAATGGACTTCTTTACAGACGAACATGAAAACTGGGCAAGTCTCCCAGTAGGCTTAGTAGAAGAGGCCAATGAAGTTCTTGTGGCAGACACTACAGAAAATCTAAAAGAAGAACTCGGTGATGTGCTTTGGTATGTCACTGCTATGGCTCATAAGCAGGGCTGGACACTTAGCGACATTATGGCTAATAACTATCACAAGCTAGAACGGAGGGCAGCCTTTGGAAAAGTATGAATGTTTAAGCTGCGGTGGACCCGCTAAAGGTGAGTTTTGTGAATTTTGTTTAAATGAGGAGATATCTGACAATGATGAACGAGTACAAAGAGAAGACTCTTGTAATTCCTGACGTTGAAACACAGTTTGATGACCTTAATAGGGAAATTGCCTACTGGAAAACACAGGCTATAACCCTGCGTGTTCGTAACGAAAAGCTTCAAAGAGAAGTTCGTGTAATGCAAGAACTAATTAACATAGAGTATGGTATAGATGGCTAAAGGTAGACCTGCTAAAGTCTTCTTAACGTTAGAAGCAGCAAGAGAACATGGTAAAAAGCTTGGAGGTACCTTTCGGTATTTCCAGAAGTTTGATGACGTATACACTAAACGATTGATTGGATGGACTTATGAACGAATTGAAATGGGACAAGATGTTCATGGAGATAGCAACAGTAACAGCAAAGCAGTCAAACGCATCAAAACGTAAAGTTGGGGCGATAGCTGTTAAAGACGGTAATATCATAGGGATAGGCATCAATGGCACACCAACAGGATGGTTTACTAATGACGACATTGATATTGACACAGGACGTACTGCGGACGAGGTACTTCATGCAGAAGAAAATCTTGTATCAAAATTGGCGAGAAGTAACTCTAGCAGTAATAGAGCTACGGTTTATTGCACAACAGCTCCTTGTCTTAAATGCGCACGTTTGCTTGCTCAAAGCGGGGTTGCAAGGGTTGTTTATAAAGACAGCTACAAAAACGACCAAGGACTCGTAATGATGTCTATATTGGGCATGGATGTCCATAAAATTAAGGACTAAAAATACTTCGCGATTATGACCTACGGAAAGGGTTTTATATGATTAATGTTATTGATGGTGATGTTCTATTATACATGAGTATATGGGGCAGTAATACTCTAGAAGAAGGAAAGATAAGATTCAAAGAAGTCTTTAATGACTGTCAGAATGCTACATTCTCAAATGACTATGTTATGGCCTTAGGTGGTCCTGATAACTTTAGAAATGACTTGTATAGCGAATATAAAGCTAGTCCTAGTCGTGTTAAGTCAAAGTCAAGTAAACCAGATTGGTTCAACGACTTGAAGTCATGGATTGTAGAGGAGTATGAATATGCGGTACTTAGCGATAACTGTGAAGCCGATGATTTGGTTCGCATCTGGCATCTTGAACTTGAATCTGCTGGTATGCCTTATTGTGTTGTTACAGTAGATAAGGACTTAGATTGTTGTTTTGGTAATCACTATAACCCAAGAACTAAAATGATATACCAAGTGACTAAAGAACATGCTATGCGCTTCTACTGGAAACAGTTACTCATGGGCGATAGCGTTGACAATATTCCTGGAATTAAAGGGATTGGTACAAAGAAAGCCGATAAGATGCTTGAGGGTGTCAACGGTAAACTTGGTCTAAAACAAGCAGTATGTAGAGCTTACCACGAAGCATATGGTGATGATGGGTTCGCCTATATGTTGCTGAACGGTAAATTATTGCATATGTGGAGAAAGATTGATGACCATTTCAAAATCGGTAAAGAAGTATACGAAACAGCTATCTCAGGCAGAAATGGGACACTGGAAGAGCAAAGCAAAGTTTAATCCTTGTGACTACTTTGGTTTCTTGTACTGTATACATAATACTGAGACTAACCAATTCTATTGGGGCAAGAAGCAATTCTTCCACGGTGGAAAGAAGAAGTCTAAAACTTATGGTAAAGAAATGTCTTGGAAAACTTATACAGGTTCTTCAGAACACCTTAAAAAAGACATCAGCTTATATGGTCATGACAAATTTGTCTTTGAGATAGTTGATTTGTATAAAATGAAAGGTGGTCTGTATTACGCAGAAGCGTTTGCTCAAATGGTATCAGAGAGTATGACAGAGAAGCTTGAAGATGAAAAGACACCTAGATTTTACAATAGACAAATAGCTGCCATTAGGTTTGTTCCTAAAGAAGCAGTATCAGAAAAGACTAAGAAATATATCAAAGCACTAAGAAGGAAATATTAAATGTTAAGAGACATCGCGGTAGCACTATACTGGACTCAATTTGCTGCACTTGGCTCTGCGCTCTTAGGAGCACTTGGTTGGTATAACCTGAGTCCAATGTTAGGATTAGTATCTTACTTTCTAATCCGAGAACTGTCAGAACTACTAATGGCATTACATTACAGAGACAATCCCGAAGAGGAAGAGGAAGAGGAGTAAGAATGGGTCGTATCGTAGAAAAGAATCAGCCTTGTGACAGCTGTGGAAGTTCAGACGCGAAACAAGTATATGAAGATGGGTCTGGCTTTTGCTTCTCCTGCCGTAAGAATTATTTTGCACCCAAGGAGGGCTACGAAGTGAGTTCAGAGTTTACAGAAGTATCAAGTAGTTGGGGGCCGAACCTCAATGAAATCAAGAACGAATTTCAATCACGAGGCTTTAAAGAACGAAACATCTTTAAGCAAGTCTCAGAACACTACGGAGTAAAGGTAAGTTATGACCTTGATGGTAACATTGATTCTCACTATTATCCTTACGGCGGTGCTGATAGCACTGGTTATAAGATACGTAAGCTACCAAAAGAATTCAGCAGCACGGGTACTGTATCTGGCCTCTTTGGTCAACACCTCTACCAAGGCGGAAAGAGATTAATCATTACTGAGGGTGAACTTGATGCTATGGCTGTGCAGAGTGCATGGTATAAAAAGTATAAAGACTTCTTCCCTGTAGTATCAGTTCGTTCAGCATCAAGTCTCAAAGACCTCGTTGAGTGTCGTGAGTGGGCTAGACAGTTTGACGAAGTTGTTATCTGGTTTGATAGTGATGAGGCTGGAGAAAAGGCCACACTAGAAGCCGCTAAGATAATTGGTTATGACAAAGTTAAGATAGCTAAGGGTAAAGAGAAAGATGCTTCTGCTGAATGGCTTGAGCATCCTGATAGATTCCTCTCTGTTATCTGGAATGCAGTAGACTATCAACCCTCTGGCATCGTCACTGGCGAAGCTGTATGGGATTTAATTGTTGACTATAACAAGATTGAGTCTACGCCTTACCCGCCCTGCTTGAACGGGCTTAACGACAAAGACAAAGGTATGCGTCTAGGTGAAATCACCTTGTTTACCTCTGGCACTGGTGCTGGTAAGTCTTCTCTGATGAGAGAGATTATCTACCACCTGCGTGAAACCACTGATGATAAAGTCGGTGTTATTGCACTAGAAGAATCCCCCGCTGAGACTGGCCGTAAGTTGGCTGGTTTAGCTATTAACAAAAACCCTGCAGCAGAAGATATTTCAGAAGAAGACCTACGGGTCGGCTTTGAGAAAGTGTTTGCAGATGAGCGCCTAGTATTGTTGGACCACATGGGTTCTTCAGTAGGTACTTCTTTGACAGACATGATTGAGTACATGTGCTTGATTGGTTGTAAATATCTGTTCCTTGACCACCTTACACTCGCTATCTCTGAGAGTGTTGACGGTCTTGACGGTCTAGCAGCACAAGATAAGATGATGGCTGACCTACTACGTATTGTTAAGAAGCATAACGTATGGCTCGGCTTGATATCTCACTTACGTAAAACTTCAACTGGTAAACCTTATGAAGAGGGTGAAATGCCTTCTATGGACTCTATCCGTGGCTCTGGCTCTACGAAGCAGATATCAATGTCTATCATTGCTTTCTCTCGTAACTCTGTGGCTCAAGATGATACTGAAAGGAATACCGTTAAACTCAGAGTACTAAAGTCCCGCTACACTGGTCTTACTGGTGACGCAGGGGCTTGTGTCTATCACCATGATACAGGTCGCCTAACTTATGCAGGTGACTTCCAAGCAGTAGAACAAACAACCGAAGGATTTCTCCGTGTCTAAAGAAATAAGCTTACAAGAAGAAAAACTGGTTTTAACTTCTATCATCATGCAGATGTCATTGTTCTGTAAACCAGACTTAAACCACTTGAGTCCCGCTATCAAAGACTTTCTTGAAGGGACTATGGAGGAGTATTCTGACCATGAAGATGAGGAGTTAGTTCAACGGTTAGTCTACTACGCTAATGAAGTACTAGAAACTGATAAGGAGTCGTTACATTGACTAGAGAAGAATACTATGAGACCTTTATTAAGGTCCAAATCAAAAACAAAGAGCATCTACATATCTTCCTTAAGGCGGCTTTAGAGGGTGGTGCTAACTGGTCCGCTGACGATTGCCGCTGGTTTGAGTCTATATATAGGATAGATAACATACCTATCGTTAACTACAAAACAGACATTACAATGGAAGACATTTTGGAAAAAGATGCTTTCACTAAACCAATCCCAAAGAAGCTTAAAAGTACTAGGCTCCCTAAGAAAACAAAAGGTAAATAAAACATGACACCATACGAATCATTCATCCATCTGTCTCGTTATTCACGCTTTATAGACGCCGAAAATCGTCGCGAAGAGTGGTCCGAGACTGTAGATAGACTGGTCGGCTTTTGGAAAACACGCATTAGTAATAACATTATTACCGATGAGGAATTTCAGACGGTCCACACTGCTATCTTAAATCGGGAGGTTATGCCTTCTATGAGAGCAATGTGGTCCGCTGGAACTGCTCTAGATGGCAATCACTTCCGTGGCTATAACTGTAGCTTTGCTGCTGTAGACCACATCCGAGTCTTTGATGAAATCTTATTCATCTTAATGGCGGGTACTGGCGTTGGCTTCTCTTGTGAAGCTGCTTCTGTTAACAAACTACCAATCATTAATGACACCTTTAACAAGTCTAGCCGTGTTATCTCTATTGAAGATAGCGCAGAAGGTTGGGCTAAAGGTCTCCGTAAGCTTATTGCTGAGTTGTATCTCGGTAATGAACACTCGTGGGACTTCTCTAAAGTACGTCCAGAGGGCGCACGTCTTAAAACCATGGGCGGTCGGGCATCAGGTCCAGGTCCGTTAATTGAACTCTTT